TTTCTTTTTCAAGTTTCTCGAACTCCCACGGCTTGAGTTTGGCGATGTCTGATACCTTCCAAATCTTTTTGTTTGCATTCTTGTCAATCGGGACTTCTCTAGAACTTGGTGTCCTGACTGCTTCGGCAGCAGACGCATTAGATTTAGTAGATTTCGTTTTTAAGCCAGTATCGGCTTTGTAAAGGTCAAGAACTCTGATTGCCCATTTGCTATCAGTATTGTTTTTAGTTATACCCTCAGAAATCGATTTAGGTTGCTCGTCAAGCCACAAAAGAAACTTCTCGTCATTCCTAATATCATTAAAATCAGGATGTGCGGCAAGTAACACTTTGTATGCACTTTGAACTTCCATTTCCTTCTCACGACCTTTTATAACTTCAAGTTCCTTCTTTAAACTTTCAGATTGTTCTTGAGCTTGCATTGCCGCTACGGTTTGCACTACGGCATACACGTCTGGATACTTACTCTTAAACTCCTCTAGTTCGTCTGGACTTTTGGGAAGTTTGATTGAAGGATCTAAATCCATCTGCTGTGCAGTTGTTTTCAAAGCTTCTTTCTCATTCTTCCATTCTTGGAGTTTGTTGTCATAATGTTTTTTTAAGTCATCATAACGTTTCTTATAGTCGTGTTCAGGACTCTCTTCCTGCTTAGTTTCCACAAAACCTTCCTGTTGTTGTTGGGTAGCTTCTTGTTGAGTGCCAACGTCTTCTTGTTTTGCTTCTACCTCATCATCCTCATCTTCCTTATCAACTTCCTCTCGGTATTTGTTTTTGTAAAGATTTGGATTGTTAATTACTCCAAAGGAGTCATTGGGTTTAAATGCTCTCGCACCTCTTACTTGTTTTGCCATTGTTTTTTACCTCATAATATGCAGTGCCACATGGCTGCGGGTAGCTGCTTCGGTTTGTCAGGGCCACTAATGTGGGTAGCTGACGAATTCTACTCTGCTCTTACGCTCATCATAGGAGAAACTCCGTCTATTTCAACTGTCTCACCTTTAATTAGTTTATCCACTACATTTCTAGCTTGTTTTGTAAACTCTACTCTGTCTGGATATTTTTGTCGTAAAAGCCTTCCGAATTTATTATTATTCAAATCAATCTTGTTTTCTTCTGACATATTTTCATTTTTTTCTCTGCTATCGAAAAGATCTGACATAAAGTTATTTAAAAAACCATCTTCACTTATATACCCACTTGTGAGTATGTGACGTAGAGTATCTCCTTCTCTACTTTTTTTACCATACTTAAATCCTTCTCCTAGCCCCTGTTCTACATTTTCTAAGTGACCTGTCGCACGTAACAAGGTAGCTCGGAGAGCATCAATTCCACCTTCTGAATAATCAGCGGAAGCTATTTTGTCGTCTGTGTCTATGAAACCACCTTCTGCAACTTGTCTAGATGGAGATTGTTCTTGTTGTTGTTCAGATTCTTTTTGTCTACGTTCTACTTCTTTTTTACCACGATTATTTATCTTTTCTAATCTATCATAGCCAATGACTTTAGCTATCTCTGGTGGTACAACAACTTCTCCACGTGATATCATTATTTCAACTTGTTCTTTGCTAGGTACTTTAGCTGCTTGAGCAGTTCTGTCTGTTCCTGCATCTGTATCTGCTTGAGCAACTATCTCATAAGCTTTGATCAACATTTGTTTTATATCTTCTTTGCCTGCAAACTCTACAGCAGGTGCGTTGATTACAAATGTTCCTTCAGGTACTTCTTTAGGTATGTCGTCGGCTATGGTCTGTTGTTCAGTAAACTGGTCTGGTGGTCCTCCGATAAATCCCATGTCTGTTGATGGTGCTTGCTGTTGTGCAGGATCGCCACCCATCTGCATACCTATTCTTCCGCCAAAAGCTACATCTTCTCCACCCATAGTATCAGCACCACTATCACTACTACTGCTATCACTGCTACTGCTATCACTGCTATTGTCACTGTAACCATACCCACTATCTATGCTACCTAAACCACTCGTAGCTGTATCTGTTGTCCCTAGACTGCCAGAAGAGGTATTAGTGCTACTATTATCGCCTGTACTAAATATACCCGTCGAGCTAAACGTTGAACCCGGAGGTGCTGCACCAGTTGCTTTACCGTCAGAACCATATGATGAATATCCTGAATTGTCCATAGCTGCCGCAGTGGGAGAACTATATGAATCAACACTTATACCTTGACCACCTAGACTTGTTGATCCTATTCCACCAAACGGTTCTACGGCTTCTGCATAAGCTTTCGCTTCTTCCATGTCAGCCATAAACTGACTAGGTGAGTATTGGTGAATATCAGGTACATTTACGCCAGTATAAGTCAAGCCCAACCCAAATACCCCCGGAGTAACACTAACCAAACTTCCTCCATAATATCCTTGTGCATATCCCGGAGTTCCTTGTGCTACTTTGTCTGCAACACTATAGTGTGTTGACATTAGGGAGTTAGATACCTTGCCAAGCAATCCACTTCCCATTGCAACATTCTGTCCGTACGGATCTTGTGCAGTAGGTCCTATGACTCCTGAAATAAGACCGAATGCAGGGCCACTAAGAACACTACCTACGTTAGCTACAGCCCTAGCCGCATCCATTTGCCCTGCCATAGCCAAACCTAAAGGTGCTGTCTGCACTACCCCTTGTGCTACTGCGTCAGTAGAAAATCCTGCAATGGCTGCACCAACTGGGTTAGACTGTGCAAAATCAGCTTTGGCTCTGCCCATCTCGGTATCAAAAGCTACCTGCCCTGCTGTTTGCCCTGCACCTACCCCTGCAATGTCCATCATCTCTTGTGCATCAGCTATAGATTGGGATGGACCTGTGGATGATATACCTGAAGCTCCCAAACCACTCATATCTGATACTTGAGTACCAATAGATGTAACATCACTAGACTCAGATTCTTCTTCTCTTTTTTCTAAAGATGTTTCGACATCAATATTGTTTTCTTCCAAAGCTTGTCTAGAACGTTTTCTATTTCTAGCTCGACTCAGTAAAAAATCAAATTGTTGGTTTCCAGTACTAAATGCCATTATTGCTTTTGACTTTCTCTACGTTACTCTTCAAACTGAGGAGCGTTTCCAGTAAAACCAGCTTCCCCTGCAGCTGGCGTAGCTCCGACTCCGATTGTGCCATCGCCAGCCCCTTGACCGTTAGATCCTTGAGGTTGAGGAGGTACTCCTCCAGCCCCGCCCATATCTGGGGATTGTTGACCAGTGGGGCTACCTTGACCGCCTGTTCCTTGTTGAGCATTCTGTTGCATTCCTTTCAATATCTCTGCGTAAATCTGTGCTTCGTTTACGTCGTTGACTAAACTATCTGGATCAATATCCTGTGATATAGCCAACTCTCTCATTAAATTCGGTATCTTAACAAACGGTGCTAATGTTGGGTTCATCACAGTTTGCAACAAGGCAGTTAGTCTTTGGCTTCGTACCTCTTTTTGCATCACTGCAGCTACCCCACGAGGTTTGATCTCAAGATCTCCCTCAATGTCTTCTGCATCGTCATTGAACTGCATGTTCCATTGAAAATAAGCTTCACCCATTGGTTTCAGTAGATAATCGTCGATGTTCTTTATAACTGTCTTCATAGACAAGCCTGCAGAACCCATCAACATAGATAAACCTGACGCTGTACGACCTGTTCCTGTTACACCTGTCTGTCCGTGCATAATTGATGGTATGCCTGTTTCTTCATCTGCTAACTGGCGAGATATCTGGTACATCTGTATGTTTTCGCCTGCAGTGTTTGGAAACTTAAGACCGTTTATTGCAGTTCCAGTAACCCCAGATTGTCGTCTGAATATCTTTCCGGGGAATATGTCCATGTTTTGTCCGGGGACTAGACTTGCTTCATCTACATCAAATACAAGATTACCTGCAAGTGCCAAGTTATCAATAGCCATACGAACGTGACCGTTCATAAGCATCTGGGCATCTTCCATATTTTCTGCTACACCAACGCCCCACATCTGGTAAGGGTTGACTTCATATGGAAATACTTGATAAGGTATTCTTGACGGTGTAAATGGATTAAGAACACATCTAAGTATCATTGTGCCACAAACCCACACGTTTACAGGTATTTGATCTAGCTCTGATATTCCTTGAGGTAGCTCTAGTCCTGCTTCATCAGCAAACTTAGCATCAATTACACCCCAATACTCAAGAACTTCAAATCTATTTTCCTGATAGTATGGCTCAGTCTCATCTTCACGAATAGTATCTTCGTAGTACTTATCTTCGTAGTTAGGACCTTTTGCAAGACACTCTTCTACGGCTTCCATATCGAAATGAGGTCGCTGTGATAAAGCACGAAGTTGTTGCCTATTCATGCGATGTCTTTGTATCACGTATTCACAGTCATCTATACTTGTAGCTGCTGGATCAGGATGAAAATCCCACACGGATACAGACTCTATTTTAGGCACTGCCTTTTCGTAAGGCATGTACTCCCTGTTACCTTCTTCATCTCTTTGCCACTTGTGTACTTTCTTGTTAAAGTTGAAAGGACCTTTAACTATTCCTGTACCGAGTAGAGATGCTTCAAATATAGCATGTCGGAATACATTGACTGCATTTGTATCGAGCAGTTGATCGTGGATCATCTGTTCCATTTTACGTGCAGCTTCACCAGATGGGCTTATCTGAGGTTCTCCTACTTTAGCAGGACCTTCGACAAGTGGTGCATTCGGAAATTTATCAGCCATACCACCTAAGAAATCCATAGGTGTTGCTTGAGTTGCTCCCGGAGGTAGTTCTCTACCATCCCCCTCGTAGCCATACATATCTTGTGGCGGAGGTGGTGGTGCTACCTGATCAGCAGGAGTTTCCAAATGAGCAAACTTCGCTATACCTTCTGGTACGGGTGTATCTTCTACAACAATAGGAAACTTCTTGTTGGCAAATAATATATCAACAATTTGTCCGTATGCTGCAAGAACTTTGGTTTTGGTTATTCTGACAAATACTTTTGATCGTTCAGAGTCACGATATTGTGTACTTGAATCGTAGATACCACGAAAGTTTTTATAAGCTTGTAGCCACCTGTGTTCGTGTGAACGTCTACCGTTTTCCGAATCCTCAAGTCTACTTTTTATATATCCTGCAAGTCCGGGCATGATTGTCCCTGCATTGGACATAGGTAAAGGTTTATCGGATTCTTCGTCTGAGTTTAAAAAGTTGTCAGCCATAAATAAGTCCTAGCCAAAGTAGTTTTTGTCGTCTGCCATAGTAAAGAATGCACTTTCAACAGTCGGCTTTGACTGCTTCTTTGGCATGTCAGATTGTAAATCGTAGTTTTCGATTGATGTAGTAAAGTCTGCACCTTCACGAGTTAGTTGATCTGCACCCATTTGATCATCGACTGAAGTTTTGTCGCTGTTCATTATGTATGCAGCACCGTAGTTATAGTCATTGTTTGGCATTGTTGTCTCCTATATACCAGTTACATAATTCCCTGTTCATCAGGGATATCCTTACGTAGAAGATCACTCATTTGTTGATCCATTGCGTAATTCATTGGGCTAGTTGTAGCCATGTCTTGCTCAGATGTTTCTAAGCCCATAGATGTCATATTTGCGTATTGATCGTCAGATATAGTTCTGTATTCTGCTGTCGGATCAGTAGGTTCAAACTCAGAGCCTGCACCTGCAGGGCTAGATTGCATTGCAAACCCTACTGTGGCTCCCGGACCCATTCCTAATCCTTTTTCAAGTAGAAGTTCGGTTGCTATATCTTGGGCTGATTGAGCAGGGTTGTCTATAAATTGTCTAGCTGTTTCTATTCCTAATGCACCAACTAAAGCTTTTGTTCCTTTGTCAGATAAAACATCCCACGCTTTATTAAATGCAGATTTAGCTTTATCACTGAGTTCAATAGGAGAACCTTTAGGAGGTATCTTCTTCTTAGGTTCTTTTTGTTTCTTTTCCTCTTGAGTAGCCCCTAGTTCACTCATCTGTTGATTTAAAGCTTGTAGTTTCTCTACTTGCTTTGTAAGATTACTTACTTTACCTTCGACTTGTTTTGTAAGTACATTAGCAGTCTTATTTACATCTGCTGCTGTTCCCTCAAGTTTTAAAGTTGTCTCTCTGTTTTTTTGAGAGAGAGGATCACTAGGAGCATCAAAAGCAATTACTGAACTTTCTTTAAAGAAGTCTTTATTAAATCCATAAGTCTCATATAAATCCTTTGGGTTTACTTGATTAATATCTTGTAGATATAAGTTTCCAAATTCTTCTGCAGCCTTTAGCTGCAAGGGCATTTTCCTTCTTGATTTTCTGTCTACTTTATAGTGTGTTAGACCTACGTCTCCTCTTGTTGAGTGACCTAAAACAAGATTAGCTACTCCCGGACCTTCTTCATCATTTATTACGTCAAAAACATTTTTTCTTAAATCAGATATTGTAAATGGTATTTTTTTATTAGTTTTTTGATCCGTAATGTCTAAACCCATTTCAGACATAGTTTCGTTCATTGCATTGTTTACAAGTGTTCGTAACGTAGCTTCACTTTGCTTAAACAATTTTACAGATTTACTGTCACCCATTCTTCCTTTAGCATCTGTCCCAAGATCAGCAAGTATGTCTTGAGCTAAAGATGGTAGTTGGTAGTTTGTTCTCTGACCTTTATTACTTATGCCATAAAGAGTGTTTGATCCGGGGTCAAGTGTTCCATAAGGTGAATCTTCAATTGCTTCACCGACTGTAAGATTTATTAAATCCCTATTTCTTATACCTAAAAGATGCTTTAGTTGAAAGAACGCTACTGCTTCTTTATTATCTTTTAGTTTTAATGTAGTTGCGTGTACTGCCTTGTTTAAATCTTCTACAGATGGTAGCGTAATTTTTTTAGCTGCTTCATCTCCTCTAGGTTGAGTAGCTTTTGGAAATCTTAATTTTGTAGGATCACCTTTTACTTTTGCAACTCGGATAGTTCCCTTTTTTGCTTCAAACCTATTAGTGTAAGGATAATCGAAATCTTCGCCTGCTGCCATCTTAGTAAGACTAGATTCTACTTTAGCTAGTGTTAAATAGTCTGAGCTACTAGATATCTTGTTAAGGGTATCATGCTTCTCCCTATCTCCGATAGTATCCCAGTTATCAGATAAGTTAAATCCTGCATCTTGTAGCTTCTTAAGTAATGCAGTAGGTTTACCATTATTTTGATATAACTTCACATCAGGACGACCTAACTCAAAAGCTTCAGCTATTGTTAGGTTTCCATCTTTTAATTTTTGTAGTAGTTCATCCATTTGTTTTAGTACCCAAATGTTTCATTTTGGACTTGATAGACCTGATTCTTGATACCATTAAGCGTTTGATGAATCGCCGCATAACCTGTCATCCTTGTCATTAACATATACCTCAACGCATCGTATGCGTGGTCTTCTGCTTTGGTGTCCACGTCTTCGCTGTTAGTCTTGGAAAGAGGAATTGCTGCCAATTGCTTGACAGTGTTGCTACAATTAGAAAACACTCGTAATCTCGGTTCGTTTGTTCTTGGGTCATCTGCAAGCCTACGATGAATTTCCATTTTACCTTGTATTCTATTTCGATCTGAGGGAGTCCAACGAACTCCACATCTCATCATTGTTTCAGCTATAGAAGGACCAAAGCCTGTCTTGTTCCAACATGATGAGTCTAATACTGTGTAGTGAGGTAACGGATCTAATTGCTCCGCTTCTAGTATTCTATCCGCTAATTGCTCCGCTGTCAACTGTTTTACGTATAATTCTCTATAAATCCAGATATTATTATCCCAATCAATAGCACCCCAAAGAACGCAAGAAGGACTCGCATACCCGTAGTCAGCCGCCCTGATGCGGGGCCAGTTGGTAGGTAAGTCAAAAGATTCGACAACATGCTTTGCCCTGCTAAATTCTGGGAAGGCTGCACCATCGGCTACATCCCAATCCCCTTCAAGTAATCTTTTACGTTCTATCTCTGGTAGTGAACGAAGCATAGCTTCATATTGTCCATCAGCCATAAGGAACGGGTTGTCTGTTAGACGTGCAGGAATAAACCTACGATAGAATAAAGGTTGTCCTTCTTTTTCGTGTCCTTGCGGCCACAAGAAAGGTTTACCTGTTTCGACATCGGATGCAGGAAACGCTTTGTTGTGTTCACCTACATCGATGTACATCTTCTTAATCCACCAACCGCCGATTCCTCCGGGGTTGGCTGTACACCTCATATACAGACTTTGCTGTAGTTCTGGGTCGGTGCTTCTCAATCTTGATCTCAGGTAGTCCCACACGTAGGGTGTTGGGTACTGGGTTATTTCGTCTATGCCTATCCAGTTGAAAGCTTGTCCTTGAAATCGGGTTACATCTTTGTCTTTGTCTAGATACGTAAACCAAATGGTAGCTCCCGATGGGAAGTGCCACGTTGACTTTGACTCCCTGAACTTCGCTCCGGGGAACGCTTTCGGGTAAAGCTGTCGTGACTTGTCTATTAACTCAGTAAGTTCGTCAAGAGTACGCCTGAGAAGAAGACCCCTATGATTAGGATTAGTGCAGTAACGAAGCGGATCTGCAAGCAAGGCGAAAGATTTGC